TTTGTGGCACGCTTTTTGCTGGGTCGCCACTTTACCGTTTTTTAACATTTCGCACCCGACTTTGGCACGGTTTTTGTTATGCGTGTGCGCCCGTGAAATTGTTTCACGTGGAACACTGCACACCGATACACAAAATAAAATGTTTCACGTGGAACACAACACCAAGAGTTAAGAAAAGTTAAAACGAAAATAATTTGTGCGCTTATGCTTGTATGTTAGAAAAAAGTTGTATCTTTGCAACGTATTACTTAAACATTTGAAAATATGAAAGAGTTAGTAAAGCATTTCAAAGAGCAACCGAAAGAAGCGATTAAAGAAGTTGCAATGTGTTTAGCTATTTTTGTCGTATGTGGTGCGATGTTGTTTCTATCTGCAATTTTGCAGGGGTGCAGCGTACAGCGTGAAAGCGCAAGCAGCGGCAAAGCAGTGATAATAACAACCGATACAACGTACATTTATCACGGCGGCACGGTTAAGTTTCCAAAAACAAAATAACAATAAGTTTAACAATTAAAAGTTTACTACAATGGAAGAAAAAAGAAACGCATTTGACGAATTTTCGTTTGCCGCTTTGTCGGCGTTGGGTAGCCTTATGGCGTGTAATGAAGTTTGCCGCAACCAGCGTGCGGTTATGAAAATAAACCGCTTTCGTGCGTGGCTTATGGACTTGAAGCCGCAAGCCAACCCCGAACCAAATTTGCCGTTTGACGGCGAGCCGCAAGGACAGACAGCCGAATAATTAACACCAAGTTTAACAATTAAAAGAATTACTACAATGAAAAGTTTTGCAAGTAAATTTAACAAGACAACTTTCGGTATTGACACAACCGATTTTCAGTACACCAAGTTAGCCGACATTTTCAACTCTGAAAATGAGGGCGGCAAAGATGTGATACACAAAATCAACGGGCTTTATGTCCATAAATCACAATTAGGCGACAGCCCCGTAATTATTGACGAGGAAAACAAACGGTTGGTGAACCTGCCAAGCCACACCGCCGAAACGGTGCGTGAAATACTTGCCGATGATGAGGCGGTACAAACTATCAAAGACGGCAAAGTCGGGTACACGATTTACGAGTACGAGAGCCACGGCAAGAAGTGTTATTCTATTTCGTTTGTGGACTTGTAAGAGTTTGGAAAGTTATGTTTAACTTTGTAGGGGTGTAAGTAATTGCGCCCCTATTTAATATATAGAGTTATGGCAAAAATAAAGTTTACGGTACGGGTTTGGAAAAGCACAAAAAACCAAATACGGAAAGAAATTTTGCAAGCTGTAGAAAGCAGCCCCGAACACAGAAAAGAGATTGCAAGGGTTTTTCAGCAAGCAAACAGACGTATTCAAAACATAGAAAGCAAGGGTTTACTTTCGCCAGCCGTGCAAGCGTTGAACAAAGGCGATATTAAGGGGTTTACCAAGTTTTCAATGAAAGGCGATTGGAACACCCTAAAAATTGAGTACGGCAAGGCGATTTCGTTTTTACGCCAGCCAACCAGCACGGCAGCCGGTACAAATGAGTATGCAAGACACCTTCAAAGAGAGTACGACCTTACACCCGATGAGTACAACCTTATGGCAAGGAACTTGCACGGGAAATTATCAAGTTTGAACGATAGTGATTTCGTGGAACGGTATTTGATGCGGTACAAGGATTTCACGGGCGAAATGGAGCAAAGCGCAAGCGATATAAGCACCCAAATAGAAAGTGAAGCGCAAAGCATATCACGGGCGATTGATGCAGAGATAGAAAGGCTGGCAAATGAGGTTTCGGACGCAATAGAGGATATACAAAACGATATAGAGCGCATTTCGAGCAACTTTAAAAAGTTTGGGTTATGAAAAAAATACCCTTTGAGTTACAAGAAAGAATAAACAGCCCGACCGAAATAACCGAAATACTGAAAGCCGCCGTAAATGACAAAAACATTATAGGAAACAGCAAGGGCGAACGGTTTTACAACATACCGTGCGCATTTGATATTGAAACAACAAGTTTTTACCGTGATACGGACGGACGGGCGTACACATACGAGCAAGTGCAGCGTATGCAGGACAGCAACGGGCGCAAGGCGAAATTAGAGAAAGCCGCAATAATGTACGTTTGGCAGTTTGGAATAAACGGTTATACAATAATGGGGCGCACGTGGGGCGAGTTTGTTACGATGATGCAGACCGTAAGCGAGGTTTTAGGGCTGAATGACAAATTACGCCTTATTGTGTATGTGCATAACCTTTCATACGAATTTCAGTTTTTGCGCAAGTGGTTTGAGTGGCAACGGGTTTTCAGTATTGATTTGCGCAAACCGATTTATGCGATAACAACGGGTAACATTGAGTTTCGTTGTAGTTACTTGCTTTCGGGTTATTCGCTTGCAAAGTTGGGCGAGCAACTTATGAAATACAAGTGTGCAAAAGCCGTTGGCGATTTGGACTACCAGCAAATAAGGCACAGCGAAACGCCGCTTACTGATGCGGAAATACATTACTGCATAAACGATATTAAGGTAGTTATGTGCTATATCCAAGAACGTATCGAGGAAAGCAAAGGGATAACGCACATACCGATAACAAAGACGGGGTTTGTGCGCAAGTATTGCCGTGCGCATTGCTTACGTGAAAAAAGCGATGCAGGAAAGACAGTACCAAATTGGGATTACGTAAACTTGATGCAGGAACTGCAAATTACGGGTATGAATGAATTTAATATGCTGCAACGTGCGTTTGCAGGCGGTTTTACACACGCAAACGCCGAATATACAGACGAAATAATGTATGACGTGGATAGTTACGACTTTACAAGCAGTTACCCGTATGTAATGATAGCGGAAAAATACCCGATGTCGCAAGGCGTTGCAATCACGGTTAAGAGTATGGCTCAATTTGAGTTTTTAATATTAAAGTATTGTTGCGTGTTCGATATTGAGTTTACCAACATATTTGCCAGCGAAACGCAAGACAACCCGATAAGCGCAAGCAAATGTTTTGTTAAGGAAAACCCGTGCGAGAATAACGGGCGTATTGTAGCGGCTTCAAAAATAGCACTGACAATTACGGACGTGGATTTTAATATAATCAAGAACTTTTACACGTGGGAAAGTATGCGAGTGGGTGAAATGTATTGTTACAAGAAAGATTATTTGCCGACCCCGTTTGTAAAATCTATCCTGCATTTGTACGAAAGCAAGACGAAATTAAAAGGCGTTGAGGGCAAAGAAGTGGAGTACCTAAACAGCAAGGAAATGTTAAACAGTTGTTACGGTATGAGTGTTACCAACCCTTTGCGTGATGAGTTTACCTATAACGGCGAATGGGATATTAACTCAATGACAGCCGAACAAAAACAAGAACTTTTATACAAGTACAACACCAGCAAAAACCGTTTCTTGTTTTACCCGTGGGGTATTTTCGTAACCGCATACGCACGGCGCAACCTTTTCACGGGCATACATGAAGCGAAAGACGATTATATTTACAGCGACACCGACAGCATTAAAATAATGAACGGCAAAGCGCATGAAGCGTATTTCAAGGCTTATAATATGCAGGTGCAAATGAAATTGCGAGCCGCCTGCAAGTACCACGGTTTGCCGTTTTCGCTTTGCGAGCCGCAAACGATAAAAGGTATAACAAAGACTTTGGGTGTGTGGGATTTTGAAGGCACATATACAAGGTTTAAAACTTTGGGCGCAAAACGCTACATGGTGCAGGAACCGAACGCACTCAAAGCAAACGGACGGGCATACGATTTCAGTCTAACCGTTTCGGGCGTGAACAAAAAAGCCGCTATTCCGTACCTTATTGAAAAGTACGGCGCAAACGGGATATTTGATGCGTTCACCAACTATTTGGATATACCGCCAGCGGCAACGGGCAAAAACATACATACGTACATAGACTATGAGATACAAGGCGAGATAACCGACTACAAAGGCAGCACGGCGCACTACAACGAACGCACGGGCGTACATTTAGAGCCAACGGGGTACAGCCTTTCCCTTTCGGTTATGTATATCAATTATTTGCGAGGTATTAAATTTAAGGACTAAAATAATAAGAGTATGACAACAAGAAAGACAAAGACAGACAAGCCGAAATTTTACGACTTGAAAGCGATTTTAAGCAAGAACGCCGACTATAATGTTATATTTGGCGAACGGTCAAACGGCAAGACTTATGCAGCCTTAAAATATGGTTTGGAAAACTATATCAAGACGGGCAAGCAAATGGCGTATATACGCCGATGGCGTGAGGACTTACGGGGCAAACGTGCCGAAAGTCTGTTTGCAAACCACGTGGCTAACGGGCTTATTGAGGAACTGACAGAGGGCAAATTTAACGAAGTGTTCTATATGTCGAACAAATGGTTTTTATCTTACTACGATGCAGAGAAAAACAAGCGGACACCCGACCCGACCCCGTTTTGTTACGGGTTTTGCCTTTCAGAGCAAGAACACGAAAAAAGCAGCAGTTACCCGAATGTTACAACGATAGTGTTTGATGAGTTTTTGACACGGCGGTATTATTTGCCCGATGAGTTTATGTTGTTTATGAACCTTTTGAGTACGATAATACGCCAACGCAACGATGTTAAGGTTTTTATGCTGGGGAACACGGTAAACAAGTTTTGCCCGTACTTTACGGAAATGGGTTTGAAGCAAGTGCCGTTTATGGAGCAGGGAACTATCGATATATACCGCTTTGGCGAACACGGCGCAATAGTGGCGGTTGAGTATTGCAGCACGATAGTACAACACAAAGCCAGCAACAAGTATTTTTGTTTCGATAATCAAAACTTGCAGATGATTACAGGCGGTAAGTGGGAACTTGCAGTATATCCGCATTTGCCGTGCAAGTACAAGCCGCAAGATGTGTTGTTTGTGTATTATATCAAGTTTAACGATGTAGTGTTACAAGGCAACATTATACAAGTAGGCAACGAATGTTTCACGTACATACACGCCAAGACAACCCCGATAAAAGACGAGGAAAACAGCCTTATTTATTCTTTGGAAATGAACGGCAAACCGAACTACAAACGCAAGTTGTTGAGTACGGCAAGTTATGTTGAGCAGCAAGTCGCACGGTTTTTCGCAATAGACAAAGTTTTCTACCAAGACAACGAAGTCGGCGAGATAGTACGCAATTATTTAATTACGAGCGCAAAGACAAACATTGTTTCGCTGAAATGAAAATAACGGGCGGTTTGGTGCAAATTTCGTGCCGAACCGACCGTTTTACGAAATAAATGCATATCTTTGCAAGTAGTAACCAAATATATAACGATATGGACGCAAATACTATTATTCAAATCATTTCAAGTTTGGGTTTTCCTATTGTGATGTGTGGCGCGTTGTTTTGGTATATGGTGAAACAAAGGCAGTCGCACCAAGAAGAAACGGAACACCTAAAAGACACGATTGCGGAAAATACGAAAGTGTTAGCCGAACTTACAACACTAATTAAAGTTTTGACAGATGAAAAGGAAAGATAACATTTACAAGTTGTACCAAGCGCAAATACGGGACAAAGACACCGCCGTAACTGAATTTATGGCAAACACGTTGGCGAAAACTCAAAGTATGTTTGAGTATGAGGGTTTGCCCGACAGCATACCGCAAAAGGAATTGGAGCGGCTTTTGCAGACCACGGGCAACGCTTTTGTTACCAGCGTGGACGGGGTTTTGTATGCGCTTTCGGGCGGCAAAGGCGGCGAACCCGATGTTTACGGACGGGCAACACTTTACACCGTGGCGAACCCTGCATTAAAGTTAAACAAAACCTACGATATTCAGAAAGACGGGGTTTTGATTGAGAATGACAGCAACGGCGAAAGCCTTTTGCCGCTGATTGGGCGTTATGCGGTATTATATACTGACGGGCTTATTTCGTTGAACACGGCAAGCATTTTGACACGTATCACGATGCTTATAAGTGCCAGCGATGACAAGACGAAACAGAGTGCCGATGAGTTTTTGCGTAAGATACAAGACGGCGAGTTTTCTATAATTGGGGAAAACGCTTTTTTCAAGGGCGTAAATATGCAGACCGCACCGACCACAAACAGCGTGTACATAACGCAGCTTATTGAGTTGGTGCAATACTACAAGGCGAGTATGTACAACGAATTGGGGCTAAATGCAAACTACAACATGAAACGGGAACGCCTTAATTTGGGCGAGGTATCAATGAATGTGGACGTACTTTTGCCTTATGTGGATAATATGCTAAAAGAAAGACAAAATGCAGTTGAAAAGATTAATGCGATGTTTGACACCGAAATTTCGGTTAAACTTGCTTCAAGTTGGGGTTTGGAAAGGGATAATTACAACGCTTTGGCGGCTGATTTGGAAACGGCAAAGGAAAACCCCGACCCGACAGAAGAACCCGAACCGACAGAGGAAACAACCGAAACGGACGGAAACGACACCGAAACAGACGGAAACGACACGGAAACAGACGGAAACGACACCGAAACAGACGGAAACGACACGGAAACAGAGGAAACAGAGGAAACGAAAGAAACGGAAACGGAAACGGACGGTAACGATACCGAAACAGAGGAAACAGAGGAAACAGAAGAAAACGAAGAAAACAAAGATAAAAAATGAAATACAGCGAACTATTTACAAAGGGTGACGGGATATTCACAACGGTTTTCAAGACCGAATATCCGACAGAGTACGCCGCTATTTTCGGCGATACCGACCCGACCAAGTTAGACGCTTACGCCTTACTGATGTACGGCGGCAAGACCGTTGTAAGCAGCATAACCAGCGACAACGCAAGCGATGTTGTTTCGGCGGTGATTGCGGTAAACGTGCAAGGCTGGGAACGTGAGGCGGCGGCGATGCTTGCCGATTACGATGTACTGACACCCGTAACGGGGCAAGTTGAACGGACGGAAACCGTAACTTTGCAGGAAAGCACGGACAACACCGAAACGGGCGCAAACAAGGCGTTCAACGATACCGATTTTTCAGACAGCGACCGAAAGACCGTGGGCGATGAGAGAAACCGCACAGAAAGCCGCAAAACGACTGAAACCAGCAAAGGAACGGGCGCAAGCAAATCAATTTCGGGCGAAATTGCAAAAGAATTGCAGTTAAGGCGTGATAATTGGAGAAAAAACATTATCTTTGCACTTGTAAGAGAGATAACAACGAGTATTTACGAATAACTAATTTAATTTTTAGCAATATGAACGTAAAACAGATTTACACGCTTATTAACAGCGTATCAAAAGAAGTGTTGGGCAAAACCGACATTGTGCGGGAAGATTTAACGGGCATTGTGGATTTAGGCACGGAAGTGTTTAACCAAAATGCAGTTGACGATTACGTTAAATCACTTGTAAATCATATCGGCAAAGTGATTTTCGTAAACCGACCCTATGCGGGCAAAGTGCCAAGCGTTTTAATGGATGCTTGGGAGTTTGGCAGCGTGCTGGAGAAAATTTCGGCAGACGTACCCGAAGCCGAAGAAAACGACACGTGGAAATTGACAGACGGGCAGAGTTATGACCAAGATGTGTTCCACAAACCGACCGTTACCGCCAAATTTTTCAACTCAAAGGTTACGTTTGAAGTGCCCGTATCAATCACCGAAAGGCAGGTTAAGGAAAGTTTCAGCAACGCCGCACAACTCAATGGATTTATTTCAATGATTTATGCAGCAGTTGAAAAGTCAATGACTATCAAAGCCGATGCGCTGATAATGCGTACAATTAACAACATGATTGCGGAAACCGTTTTGGCTGATGCGGTTGCGTTTGGCGGTACGGCAGGCAACCTAACCAGTGCCGACCTTTCCAGCGCAAGCACGGCAAGATGTGTGAACCTTTTGAAGTTGTACAATGACAAGTATTTCCCGGCTACACCCGGCACACCCGACCCGACCCCGAACCCTGACGCACTGACCGCTGCAAAGGCGATAACCGACCCCGACTTTATCCGCTTTGCGTCTTACGTTATGGGAACTTACGCCGACCGCCTGCAAAGCATTTCGACCGTCTTCAATGTTGGCGGCAAGGAGCGTTTCACGCCGAAAGATATATTACACGTTGTACTTTTGTCCGACTTTGCAAAGGCAGCGCAAACCTATCTTTATTCCGACACGTTCAACCGTGGTGATGTGCTTTTGCCGCAAGCCGAAACCGTACCTTTTTGGCAGGGCAGCGGAAAGAACTACGATTTCGCCAACACGGGGCACATTAATGTTAAGGAAAGCGGCGGCAAAGCCGTTGAAATTTCGGGCGTGTTGGGCGTAATGTTCGACCGTGATGCGTTGGGCGTTTGCAATCTTGATAGACGGGTAACAACCAACTACAACGCAAAAGCCGAGTTTTTCAACAACTATTACAAGTTTGATGCAGGGTATTTCAACGATACAAACGAAAACTTTGTAGTATTCTTTATTGAGTAACTCAATAGGTATTAGATTGTTTAACTTTGGGCGGTGTGGGTGCAGGTGAAAGCGCACCGCACCGCCTTTTTTCTTTGCAGATATGACAACGATAAACTTTTATTCATACAACGGACACCCGAACACGGTAAACAAGCAGTTGGGCGACTTTACGGCGATTGAGGGCGATTTGCGGCAAACTTTCGATGTGTTGCGCCCGACCGTAACACTACGAAAGCAGCCCCGACCTACTTTCAATTATTGTTACATACCCGATTTGGGACGGTATTATTTCGTGGATAGGGTAAGTTTTGAGGGAAACAACGCCTACGAACTTGCATTGCGTATTGACGTACTGAAAACCTACGAAACCGAAATTTTGGCGGCAACGGGGCGTGTATCTGAAAGCGACAACCCCGACCCGTATATTTCAAACCGTGAATCAGTTTACAAACGCACTCCAAATTTTGAAAAGGTTGCTTTCACAAATACGGGGTTATTCAAAGAGGACGGCAGTATTATAATGATTACGATAAAAGGAAAGGAGAGCTAAATATGACATTACAAAAAGATACCGATATAGATAAGACAACAATACCTAAACAGCCTACGCCGAACGTTGTCAACAATATAGCAGATACCGAACTTTCAACGGACTATGATGGGACAACCATAGCGATAACCGTATCGATGTACTTCCGCCGACCCAAAAGGATAGACCAACCCAAAGCAACGTACACACAAATATCGGGTGGGTTAAAAACGGTTGACATGCAGGAAAGCCACACCGAAACCCAAGCGACCGCAACCGTTTCAATATCCGACTTTGATATATCACAACCGATTACGCTAACGGGTACGGTTATTGACACCTTGCCGCTAACGGTGGATTTGTCTAACTGCATTTCAGACACCCCACTTAATGATTATGTGGACTACGATAGCCGTATTGAAGTAACATTGACAGCAAACCCGAATACCGAATTTTCGGACGCAAGCGAAGTGTATTTGCAACTTCTTAGCAGATTAGGCCAATTAACTACAATACCCTTTAATATAAGTGCAGACAAACTATCGGCTTCCCTTGATTATACGCTGACAAATAGCTCCAAATACAGTCGGGTTACGATACATGCGGAAGCATTCCCCAAACAAGTGATTGGGCAAAATTACGGGTCTATCAACGTGTATATTGTTACTTTGGATAACTTGAAAGACTTTGCCGAAAAGCGATTTAGTGAAGGCATCGATTTGGGAACTTATGTTGCCAGCGTAAAAAGAATTTTTACAGATGTAACCCCATATAGCTCGGACGTGTTAAGGTGTGGCGATTATAACACGGGTATCAGTGTGGAGCAGCCTGCAAATGAAAATATAACGCTTGATTTTGGTAACGTTACTATCCCAGCACACAACGAAAATACAACGGACTTTGACGGGGAAATACAAGTGTTTTTACCGTTCAAAGGTTTTGTTAACATACCCATCGATTATGTAGGTAAAAACATAAACCTGCAATATGTAATTAACATTATAACGGGTAACGGTGTGGCAAAACTTTCTTATAACGGCGTTGTGTTTCAGATTGAAGAAACGCAACCATGCCAACCCGTAATTTATAAGACAAGCGAAAACGAAATGAAAACCGTTGGCGATGATTGGAACACGTATATATTATACGGCTTAGAACCGTACATTTATTGCAAGTGGTACGAGGGTATGGACGAGGGTAGAAACAACGACCGACAAACGGGCATTTTAGGAGATTTCAGAGGGTTTAACGTGTTCGATGATGTTACACCTATACACACCGCCGAAATGCTTGCAGAAGAGCAGGAAGTGATATACACGGCTTTATCTGACGGCGTTTATATTGAGTAACTGAAAAGGCAGGACAAAAAGAAAGGCGGCAACTTGATTGTTACCGCCTTTTCTTTGTGCCTTGCTTGTTATTTCACGTGCTTTGCAAGAATGTCAGCAACCGTTTTTTCGTTGTATGTGCTTACGGGGATAACACGAACAAAAGGTTTTGAAACGATTTAACAGCCTTTCAGTTAGTATAAAGTCGTATGCTTGATTTTTGCAAGCCTTTTCTAACTCAAAATCTGACACGGTTTGTTTGTGTACCTTTTCTTGCATTTCGGACAATTCGCAAACCGTACCTAACGAATGGTGTACTACTTGCAAAGTTTCTGCAATAGTTTGCAAGTTTGTACGGATTTCGGGATAAACCGCCGCCAAAAATTCTACGTGCTTTGTTGTTTCGCTAACAGCCTTTGCGATGTTTTCGCTTAATGATTTTACGTTATTCATAACTCAATGTATTTAATTGTTTAACTTGCTGCAAAGTTAAGCATTTGTTTTGAACGTGCAAGCGGTTGGCGTGTTATTTTGTGTTAAATTATTCTTTTTAACTTTGTTTAACAGTGTTCCACGTGAAACATTTTATTTTGTGTATCGGTGTGGCAGTGTTCCACGTGAAACAATTTCACGGGCGCACACGCATAACAAAAACCGTGCCAAAGTCGGGTGCGAAATGTTAAAAAACGGTAAAGTGGCGACCCAGCAAAAAGCGTGCCACAAA